TACTGATACAACCCCTGAACCTGCTGCAGCACCTGTACAGGAAGCTCCTACACCAGAAGTTGTAACTCCTAGTAAACCCTCTAATGCTGCAGCTGTCGGTAATAACATTACCTCAGGATGGTCAAATCCGTTTGCCGGTACTAGTTGGGGTGTATAATAAATGAATTCTGAGCTGCTGCATAGTTTATACGGAGGGGAGATAAGCGATTATCTTACACCACAACATCCAGCTCAGAATCATACACAACAACATAACAACCTTGGTCCTGATCTAGAATCGATTTATAATCAGCACGTTGCGAATAAAGGATCAATTGATACTACAGGCTTAGTTAGCGCAAATATTAATCTCAACGGCCTCATTGAAAGACAAGAAGCCGATCCCCTTATGGATATGTTTAGACAAACACTTAGTAAGGTTGCTCAGGAAATTAATATCGAGAGTGAACCGGCTCTAACAACCAATAATGTATCTACCTTATTGCAACCTAAGAACCAGTCCCAGGACGATATTCATCAGGCGCAGGATGCTGTACAGGCTGCACTGGCGGAGCTGAAGGAACTCGGTGCTCTTTAGTATTTGTTACAGGCATAATGCCCTTAAAGACGTGTGTTACGTATCTGCAGAGCTCAGATCTTACGATGTGATCCTCTGTTAATTCAACGCAGTGTACACCGTGATTCTTTGCATCTTCATTATCGAATGCTTTATATACAGTATTGAATCCTGATTTACCATATGGAAGATCCGATTGATCCGGATCACCGCAGATGATCATCTTACTAAACTCACCCATACGTGTAAAGAGAGTCTGTAGCTCACGAATTGTAAGATTCTGACTCTCATCACAACATACAAACTTTACAGCAAAGTGTAAACCACGTGCAAAGTTAATAGGACATATAGTGATACGATTATCCTTATGTAAGCGGTGAATCTGTGGCTCGATGATAAGCTCAGAGAACTTTTCATTAAAAGGTGTCATGTATACATTCACCTTTTCATTAATATCACCTGGAAGGTAACCAAGTTTTGAATCTGAGCTTTCAACTGCAGAGCGTACAAGAACAATATCTGAAACACGCTTACTATTAAGAAGCTGTAAGCCCAGGTACATCGAAAGAATTGTTTTTGATGTACCTGCTGGACCTTTAAGAATCATTAACTTTGTATTCTTATCAAGGAAGAGATTTATTATCTCTTTCTGTTTTTCCGTCCATGGAAGCTCTTTGACATTGAGAGAAAAATCAATTTTATCTCTTTGTGCTACGTAAGGTGAATTATCTTTGACCTCTGTTTTACTAGATGTCTTAGATGTTACAACGGCTGCGGCTTTCGCCGTGCGTTTTGTTTTTTTCATCTACAAATATTTATTCAACCTCTAAGCTTGATTATCGGTAATCACAACTTATTATATATTGTATGATCGATATTAATGCTGAAACACTTTTTTTATCTGACGATAAAGTTTTTTATACTATTGAAGGTGAGGGTGAGTATATCGGTAAGCCTTCTGTATTCATGCGAGTTGCAATGTGTAATTTAACATGTAGAGGATTTGCATCTGAGGATAGCCCGTATGGTTGCGACTCATATGTCTCTTGGTCAGTAAAAAATAAAATGACATTTGAAGAGATTTTCTCTCTTCTAGAGGAAAACAATTACATCACACATCTTAGCAATAAGGCTATTTTAAAGCTAACCGGTGGTGAGCCTATTATTCAGGAGAAACAATTACTTAAGTTTATACAAGCTTTCATTGAAAGATACGGATTTATACCATGCATTGATTTTGAAACTAATGCTACTCTTACACCTGATGAGAGATGGATAACGGAGTATAATGCAACGTTTACAACATCACCAAAGCTTATCTCGAATGGTGATCCAGAAGAAAAAACATATAAGCCTGAAGTGTTAAAATGGCATCGTGAGCATAACTCTGGGTTTAAATTTGTTATTAATAAGTCTGAAGATATTGATGAAATTTGGAGAAAGTATGTCAATGATAATAACGACATTAATATACCTCTGAATCGTATCTGGTTTATGCCTTGTTGTGGATCGAGGGATGAGCATGTAGAGAATGCACCGGCAGTTGCTGAATATGCTAAAGCACTACATGTCAATTTTAGTCCAAGATTACAACTTTTAATCTGGAATAAAGCCTTGAAGGTTTAGTGTAATTGATTAATTAATAACGTATGAGAATAGCTATTGTTGGAAGTGGTTGTCAAGGCAAGACAACTGTTGTTAATGACATGATCAAGACATGGCCTACCTATAAGGCACATGAATCAGGATATAGAAAGTCTGTTAAGGAAAAAAATCTTCCTATTAATAAGGAGACGAATCAAGATACACAATGGACTATTCTCAATCACCTTGTTGATGATCTACAGCAATATAGTAAGGACGATAATGTTATTTTCGATCGCTGTCCATTAGATAATATTGTTTATTCTCTCTGGGCTGAGGATAAAGGTGAATCAGATATTGACGGAGACTTTATTAAGAAATGCATGCCTATTGTACAAAATAGCATGCACTCATTAGATATTATCTTTTATATACCTATTACAAAGGCAGCACCAGTTGTACCTATCCCGAGAGAGAATAGGGAGGTAGATTATACGTATATTACAGAGATTGATAATATCTTTAAAGCTATTTCATATCAGTTAACGAATACAAACGTTTCTCCTTTCTTTCCGAAAGAAGATCGGCCACCTATTATTGAGATCTTTGGTACACCCGAGGAAAGAATACAGATGATTAAGCTTTACTTAAATGATGAAGGTAACTTAATTGATGAGGAATCAAGTATCTTGAGCCCTGATAATATCTCAATGATGGAGAAGTTAATTTCAGAACAGAAAGATGAGAAGCTGACGGAAGAAGAATGGAATAAGTTTAAGAGTAATATTATTATTCCGCCTAAATAATTAGGTGGAAAGTTTTAATAAGTTCTGTCAATTAATATCTGAAGATACCGGTTTACCGAGTTTTTATAAAAAAACTACGCGAATTTTTTATCCAAAAAAAATTAAAAAAAAACTCTCACCTGAGTTTATTGATTCATATAAAACAGAACTCAAACGCCTTGTAGAGACAGAAGGACTTAAACCCCAACAAGCCTCACAGAGCATTACGAAAGCTCTTGCTTTATTTCACTCCGAACTCTAACCTATTAGATAGGTGACGTGAGTAACATTCTGTAGTATACAGGTGTATCAACCGTAACAGCTGCTCCAAGATTAACTTCAAACTGCAAATCATCTGTTGTTGCTGGTCGTAATATGCTATCGGCTGCAATATATGGTACGAGAGGTGATTGTATACGTATTACAGTTGAATTAAATGGTAGAGCTGTAAGAGCTGTAAGAGCACTAGAGCTTGATAATGCAGGTACCCCTGTACTACCTAGAGCAGAAAGGGAACCAAGGCCTGAAAGAGTAATAGTACTATTCGATGTAGTAGTGGCTGTAGGTGGAGGTCCCCCATATGAAAGAGTAAAGTGAGCGGGTGTTATTGTTGATGGGTCAATTGTTGGGTATGTTTGAAAGAAACCACCGATTGTTAAAGTATTTGCAGATGTACTTTCAACGATGGTAGTTGAACCGTAAGCGTCGACCGTCTTTACTACACCTATCACTGTTGAGCTTATTGAATTAGCAATATCTGCTTGTACCTGCAAATACATTGGATCAGTTGTATATGTATCAGCTGTCGGTACTGCTGCTGTCACTATACCGTTTTGAATAGTAAGATAATTATAATAATCAGCCGGCTGAGATATACCAGCAGCACCTGGAACATTAATGCTTGAAGCTGTAAGAGATCTAACCGTAACATCACTAAATTGAACTGCATTACCTGTTAAGTTTCCAACGACTGTTGCGTTACCATTAATGTCTGTACGCACAACATTTAAGTCACTAAACGGTATAGCTTGCGTACCGTTCGTTGTCTGTAGAATCAAAAGATCTGTATCTACAGCGAGTTGTGCCTTAGGCAGATTGTTGATATTAACCGAATTACTATTAGTAGATGTGATTGCCATCGATAATATTTATGTTAAAATATATGATTAAGCCATGTCTGATAAAATAG